TCCAGGTGTACTCACACCTCGCGCACCCAACGCAGACCAAAAAACAAAGAGCGTTTTAGTACTAACGATAGGTACGCATGCAGAATCCGGCTAAACGACAAGTGTCGTCCGCCGGAGGGGCCGCTGTTTCCAGCGGTAAAGAGCGCTCGTCTGTCCCCAAGGACGAGCGTAGCTATCAGCCTATGCTTGCAACTGTGCTGCGCCGTCTTGGCGTAACACTCGAAGTCTCCGAAAAAGAGTCTTCGACGGTTCCGATCCTACGATCACTCGTGGCCTGTCTCATTGCGAGACGGTCCACACGAACGATCTGGTTCGAAAACGACCAATTCGACAAATTTGTTAACTCTTGTCGAAAGACCTTTGTTGCCCTCGAGCAACACAAGAACGACGATAATCAGGAACAGGACTTTTACAAGTACTGGGTCGATCATCTGATGTTCAAGTGCTCGGGCTCACTCGGTCAGCCGCCGCCGCGGCCTGGTTTTGTGCGAGGCCCACTTTTTGTGGGATACAACGCTCGCATGGTCGCGCGCGCGATCGCGAAGGGAGACATTTCTTTTCTGTATTCATTGCAAAAAGGCGTAAAGCAAGCCTTCGAGCCATACAGTCTGGAACGTCAACTCCTCGCGGTCGACAAAACATATGCACTGTTAACTTCGTCGTCACCCCGATCCCCTGACGATGACCTACTTACCAACATACGCAGCCTGAGCTGCGTGGTGGTACGCCATGCGTCGTCGGTCGGTGTGGACGGTGTGCTTCGCATCGATGTTCCCGGCCCCGTCATTCCGAATGCCAACGCAACGTTGGAGCATCCATTCGGCTTCGGTGCCGTCAACAACATGGCGAACGTTGGCAGTGTTCACGCATTAGGAGAAGTCGTGTTCGACGACGTGATCGTTGGCGGCCTTGGCCGGCTCGCCGATAACGACCGTCTTTTGAACGAGTTTCTCAGACGTGAGACAACCGCCTTTGCCGTGCGGGCCGCCGCCTCAGCTGTTATCCAGCCCGGCGGCCTGCCGGCCTCATGTGCGGTCAAACCCGTGCCGCTGCCCGAACCTGGCAAGCCTGCCCGAGTAATTACGATTGGGGCGTCTAATAATCAGACTTCCGGTATCACCATTAAGCAAATCTTGCTGGGTGGCATCAAGAAGCTCTCGTCTACGACGATGCGTAGCGATCCTGATTTGTCGCGTCCTATCAACCGTATGTGGGCAAGCCGGCCCGCCGGATTCTCACTGATGCGATCCGGTGATGCTTCCGCAGCAACCGATCATATGTGCCAGCGTGCCTCGGTCGCGGCTCTTCACGGCCTTCGCGGTTCTGACTTTTATCTTCAAGCGCTTGACTTGGCGCGCTATGGACATATGGTCTCCGGTAACCCGAAGGGGCCGAACAAAACATCTTCTCACGCCCGCTTCGTCGGTGTTGCTCCTGGCACCTTCGACGAAGAGGCATTTGATGAGTCGATGATGCCGCCGCCCTGCTACCTGCTCGGCATAAGCCCAAAGCAGTGCGCAAAGCGACTGCCGTTCATGTGCGACCATAAGTGGACAACGCTGTTCAGCGCCGTCGACTTCTTCGGCTCCCTCTTCCACTGCCACGAGGCGGAAGCGGATGACGGCACCGTCTACCGGGTTCGTACTTACGGCGGACCGTCTCTCTCGTCGTTCGGTCGTCCGCAGTCCGACGATAGCGACAGCGACGAAGATGGCGACCAGCCGGCGGAACCCAACGTCGGCGTCAGCCCGGAGACCGGCGAGTTCTTGGCGAGAACCTACCACCGGCTCGCGATGCGTGCCATTCGACGCGCCGACGGAGCGGTTTCTCGCGTCAAGGACCGGGAGCCGAGCTACCACGACCCCGCCGACTTGGTCCGGTGGGAGGCCGAAATTGACGGAGAGGGCAATATTGACGTTTTGGACCCATACTACTACTCTAGCAGCAAGGACTTCCAAGGCCCGTTTTGTAAATTCAAATCGGTGCACGTCATACTCGTCCATGACTCATACCGCAGCGATTTTCAGGAACTATCGCGCGGTCACCGTCTTCCGAGCCAGGTCCGATCAATATCGACCGGCGTACCGGTGTTCCGTCCTGTCGGACCGACGGACCCGAGCCTGTGCGAGACTGCCGGTGTTGCGCAAAGTAACGGCCAGCTGATTGGCAGCATTATTAGCTTCCCGTTGCTGACCATTATAAACGTCGCCTGCTACCAGACCGCTGCTGACCGATACGTCGACCGACAGAGCGACGACGAGATCAGCTATTTGCTGGACTCCGTCCCAAGTCTTGCGCAACGTCGCGACGCGGCCAACGAGCATTACCATGCCTACACGGTGTGGTGGCCAAAGTACGAGCGCTATTGCCGCGCCGCGCTGCGCGCCGGCGTCGTTGCCCGACCACCGCCTCGGCGTTTCGACTCGCCACCGCGCCGCTTTGACGAGCGAGCGGCGTTCCGCGAATACTTGCGCGATCCAGCCCGTTGTCTGGTCAACGGCGACGATGTTTTGTTCGCCTGCGACGAGGAGCTTTCGGACGACTACG